TTTGGGCTGTACAGAAGTTGAAGTTCGTCTGCTGAAGAGTGAGCAAGTCCCTTGCGTAGGTTGTTCGGTGACCCGTAGCGTTTTTGGGGTTTTCACATCAGCCCCCGATGATTTGGTTGAGCTTGCCAAATCTCAGCGAACGTTTTTGGACGCTCGTGAAGAGGATACGGCTGAAGCTGTTTTGCGGAGATGTCGGGCGTGGGGTCTCCAGGAGTTTTACGCAAAGGACTGGGTACCTGCGTATCGTCTTCTTTGCGCCGCATCTCATCCGAATGACGCAGATCTCATCAAGCGGGCTCATGACAGTTATGATGAGACATCTCAATGTGCGTTCCCCTTTGAGTACTTCAAAGCCACTCAGGCTCAGATGCGGGCCATGTATGGTCCTTTCTATTTTGGGGGCAAGTGGAAGTTGGTTTCTGAGGCGTATAATGAGTCTCCAATGGATTGGACTGGCGTTGAGGAGTGGATGATGGCCTTTCATGATGCTTTGAACAAACGTAGGAGTAACCGTGGTAAAGAAAGGGCTAGCTCGAATTGCAGGGCTGGCGCTGCTTAAGGCAAAGATTCAGCGGGCTGTTATATCATGCAAGCATCGTCAGGTACCTTTCCCTCACGTCCTATTGACGGGATTGGGGGGTACGGGTAAGACTTCAGTCGCAGTTGCGATAGCTGAACCCGGGGTTTTGAATTTGAAACTGGAGTAAGTGCAACCCATGCTCAATGATAAGACGAAAAACTTTGTAGTAGTAGTAGTAGTATAAGGGTAAACGAGCCCGTTTTTGCCACTATAAATAGGTGGTTTTTGTTAGAGTGATTTTCAGTTTTTCGTGCTCGCTTGGCCGTCGGGCTGATGTGCCAGTTAACTTGGTTAATAAAAAATGGACTTTAGACAGGCGAAAAGACAACTCGAAGCATTGCGAAAAGCGAAACGAATTCGCTATCGCGAGAGTAGGAGGGAAAGAAGGGAGGAGCATAGACTTGCTCAATTGCCTGAAGACATGAAGTGCCCGAAGTGCGGGAAAGTCAAGTTGAAATCCCACTCGTGGGTTCTTCCAGAGAAGATTTGTAGGAGTTGTTTCATGAAGAGCAAACTCGTAGACAAGAGGTTTGAACTGCGAGGAACTGAGTTGGCGAACGCGAGGAAACGAGCGGGAATCACTCAGGCTCGATTCGCAAAGGAATGCGGATGGTCTGCTCCGTATCAATGTAAACTAGAAGGTCAGGGTTGCACAACGATAAGCGAAGCGAGTGCGACTATCATTAGTGAAGTGCTTGCTGAGTACGGTGTTGAGTTTGTGTTAACCTAGTGGTTAACAAAATCGCGTGGATTTCGTTTGCGTTTTCACACTTTATAGGGTATAATGCCCTAGGGAGTCTATTATGTATTTGAACGACAACGACCGAAACCAGATTATCGCCGCTGCTGAAGCTTATGCGGGATGTAATCCACAAGAATCGTCTGTGACGCAGATCCTCGCTCTACTAGAGGTGGATCGGCCGAAGTGCCCGAAGTGTCTACTCCCATTGACGCATCTACGGCGAATGTATCCACAGGGACCGATGATGGAGCAGCCGTCTAGAGTCCCTGTGATTGGTGATATCTGGTTCTGCGTTCATTGTAAGATGACAATGCAGATAAGACCAGAGAAACCCGAAGAGGTCTCACATGACAATAAGACAAGCACTCACCCAGATGGCGGGTCTAATCGCTGACGAAGCTCAACTGAGAGTCGACGCTGCCAATCTGGCGGATCAGATGGCGACAGCGAACGCTTGGCTGACAACGAAGCTCAACGGTCAAGGTTTGACGGGCGGTGAGTTGTTCTACGTCGATGGACGTCTGTGGACGTTCACCGGCAATCAAGTCCAACGCATCACCGAGCCGACGTTGAACCCTGATGAAAGCGACTGAGGGAATAGGGACTTGCTGGCCGAATCCAGGTATCCATCCTGGACGGTGTCATGCTAAGAACCGCTTCGGTCTTCAATGCGGCAGATGGGCTCTACGAGGGAAACAGTATTGTCAGTTTCATGGTGGACGGCGAAGTCCAATCAACGTTCGTGGTCCTAGGCGATTGCCCATGTACTACTCGAAGTTTCTTGGCGAGGCACTCAAGGAGCGGTTAGAGCAGCTCCAAGATATCCCCGCACTCAAACGACTTCGCCTCTACGATGATATCCTCCTGGTTGAGTCCGCGGTCTGTGATGCTGTTGCTCTTTGGTCTAGCCTCGCAGATAACAAAGGGAAGATCGTAGGGAATTCCAAGCGTGAAGTGACACAAGGGGATGTGGATGCAGCATTTCAACGTGTCTTAGAGTTGAGTACGAAACGTGCGGAGCTGGTCGAGAAACAATACCGAATGGAACAGACGTCAAGCGACAAGGTGTCGTTGTCGGTGCTCGATCTCTTTATCACGCAGATACTCCGGGCAATTCACACCGTCGTTGGAAACGATAAGGAAACCATCACACGTATCCAGGAGGCCATTGAACAGACAGTGAGGCTGCCGAATGCCAACTCCATGGACTCCAACATCGAAGCCGACATTCTTAGAGGATCCGTTGGCCCGACTACCAAAGCGATGGACGAAGTTACGGCACCATCCCGTCCAGGATCTTCTGTGGTACTCAACGTCGAGAGTGAAGATAGTCGCAGCGGGAGCTCGGTCGGGAAAAACGGAACTGGCAAAAAGAAATCTGGTTAGATGGCTCCCTGTGAAACGCGGTCCATGGGAAGACCATCGTTACTTCTTTGGCGGACCGACTTATAAACAAGCGAAACGCATTGCGTGGAGGGACTTGAAAGCGTTAACTCCACGTGATTGGGTGAAGAAGATATATGAAGGTGACTTGCTCATCACAACGACTTGGGGAGCGGAGTTGTGGGTCGTTGGCTTGGATGAGCCTCAGCGTATTGAGGGGACACCGTGGGATGGATGTGTTCTTGACGAGTCATGTGACCTTAAGCAAGGAATCTACGAGGTCGTCATTGTCCCTGCGATGTCTGAGAGGGAGGGATGGGTCTGGCGTATCGGGAGGCCGAAGCGAACGGGTCCAGGAGCGAGGGATTTCCGGAAGGCGTTCGAGAAACCTGACGAAGACGCAGAGACGTTTCACTGGCCGTCGCGGGATATACTTCCCGCTGCGACTGTTGACTACGCGATGCGAGTGTTAGATGCGACGACGTATGCCGAACACTTCGATGCTCGTTTCCAAAATGCTGGTGGGATTGCGTATGAGGCCTTTGAGGCTGAGTATAATGTTCGGCCCTGTAGTTATCATGCTGACCGTTTCGTTGTCGTTGGAAGCGATTTCAATGTCGATCCTATGGCTTGGATTCTCGCTCACAGCTATGAAAACCCTGAGAGGTTTGAGGTCTTCGATGAGATTGTTGAACGTGATATGCGAACAGGGAAAATGCTTTCGCTCTTATGGGATCGATATGGAGCACACCGAGGAGGCTGGCAATTCTACGGCGATGCCAGTTCCCAGTCCAGACATACGTCCGCCAACCTCACAGACTATCAGACCATCATGGCGGACAAGCGTTTCCGGGAGGCGGGAAGAACCGTCCATTATCCAGCGGCGAATCCAGGAGTTACGAATCGGATCAACATTGTCAATGCAATGCTCAAGAACGCGGCGGGAGAGCGAAGGCTCTTCATGGACCCGCGATGCAAGAAGCTTATCGAGTCGCTCGAGACATGCTGGTTCAAACCAGGAACAAGGGAGTTAGTCAAGACAGGCGATGAGCACGACCTTACTCACATCACCGATGCTCTGGGCTATCCAATCCACTGGCTCTACAGCATTGCTGATTGGGAAGAGGAGGAGGTGCCTGAGGAAGAAAGGATAGGGTGATGGGTAACAATAACCGAGTAGACGGTAATCTGTACGTCAACGGGACTCTTACTCCCAGGAACATCGAACTTCCAGCGGGTTGCGTCGATGATGGTGATGTGGCATCAGATGCCAAGATTGCCGCGACTAAGATCGTTCAACCCATTCACTACCATCAAGGCGATGACGATGGCGTAGAGGCGGCCGTCCTCAACAAGGTCATCCATGTCAACCTTGGAGCAGTTGGACGCGTCGTTGGTTTATCGGCTGGTCTTATCGTTGCTCCGGCCGGTGACAAGAGCTGTACGATTGACATCAAGGACAAGACAGGAACGAGCTTTCTGTCTAGTACCATCACGCTCGATAGCGGAAGTTCGGCGTACTCTGTCTACGATGCGACAGTGGACGCCGCGAAACAGGCTCTTGCGGCCGACGATGTGGTTGAACTCGTCATAACGATTGCTGGCTCCACGGGCTCCTATCCTAAGGGAGTGTTCGTGAAGTACAAAGCATGGGAAGAGTATCTATGAGCTGGATACGTAGACTATTCGGTCCGGAGCAACCACCGACGGACGAGCAAGAGCGAACTGGATCTCAAGGAGAGTCGACGGGGGACGTTGAACTACCTGAGCAAGGTTCCGTCGAACGCTATCGGCGAATGCGAGGGAATCCTACCATCGCTCTTGCTCGTGCTGTCGGTACTGCTCCTATCAAGGCCGCCGAGTGGTCTTACCAGATGCAAGAGCCGGCAACGGACGAGCACGTCGAGTTCGTACAAGGCGAGATGGAATCCCATCGTATGAACCTTGTTCGTAACATGATGTTCGGGCTCGACTATGGATGCAAGCCTTTCGAGCTCGTGTGGATGCGAAAGGAAAACGGCCGTCTCGGATTTCAGAAGATCAAGCCTCTTGCCTTGCGTAAGACGGCATGTCGCGTCAGTGAGCAAGGTATCTACACGGGTTTATCCCAGAACGAGATCAAGCTCGATCCTCAATACACGCTCTGGTACACTCATGATATGGAGGACGACAACTTCTGGGGACGTGCTCGCAGCAAGAATGTCGAGAAGATCTGGGAGCGTTGGGAAAAGACGCTTGTTCGTCAAGGGAAGTACATCGATCTAGTGGCGACGCCAGTTCCCATGATTGAGTATCCTCCTGGCAAAGGTCGCAACGCGGAAGGCGTCGTGTCCTCTAATTATGAAATCGCCAAGGACCTTCGTGGTCAGTTGATGAAAGGGAATGGCATCTATATGCCGAATGCCTTGGCGAAGTATGCTAAGGACCTCCTCAATCGCGGCGTCGCTATGAAGGACGTGAAGGCATGGCTCATCACGTTCCTCGAGGCTCAGGGGCAACATGGAGGCGATTTCGTAACGATGCTGCGACACTTCGAGTCACTCATGATGCGAGGGTGGCTTGTCCCCGAACGTGTCGCACTCGAAGGTCAGCATGGGACCAAGGCGGAGGCAGGGGAGCACGCGTCCATCGCTTTGGCCATCGCCGACGAGGTCCTCCATGAAGTGGTTCGCCATGTCAACTGGTATCTGGTGGACCGCCTCCTTGCATTCAACTTCGGTGAGCAGTTTCGTGGGTCTGTCTGGGTTGAGCCTGAACCACTCGTTGATGAAGCGAAGGCTCTACTTGGACGGGTCATGGAGAAGCTCCTCGCCGGTTCAACGGAGACGTTTCAGCTTTGGCTGGACATCGATGCTGCACTCGATCAATTAGGCTTGCCGAAGCTCGATCGTATTGTGCAGCAAGAAGACGAGTCGGACGACGGCGGTCCGGCGGGACTATTGGACGAGCTCTCGCGTATCTATGGCAACACGGCTTGAAACACGTATCAAGGATGTCGATTACCTCGAAGCTCTAGGCTTCAAGGGAGCTGAACGCTTCTCAGCTAAACTGAGAAGGGAGGTTCTTGAAGCGTTCGTACGCGGACTAGATACGGATGAAGTCCTCAAGTCGTTAGTTCCTGAACTCGCAGAGCTACTCAAGCAGGTGATGCTTGTATCTCACCTCGCCGGTCGCCGTCGCATATACATGGACGCTGGCCTCACTAACCTTACGATGTATCCTCAGTACGAAGAGACACTCGCATGGGCAAAGAAACGGGCTCGACTGACGCCGGAGCAACTCACTGCGATCGAACATTACTACACAGAGAAAGCGGCGAACATCGCTGTGGGATTCGATGCAAGTGTACAGAAGCGTCTGGCCAATGCTGTCAGCAAGATAGTCGATCAGGGACAGCATATCCAGGAAGGAGTGTCAACGCTTCAACGAGGCTTTCAGAACGCGGGAGTAGGGAAGCAGAACAATAGCCTTGTCAAAGCTCTTGTCCGTACTCAAACGAATATGGCATATAACGCAGGTCGGTGGCAAGCCAATCAAGATCCCGCGATCGATGAAATCCTGTGGGGATACGAGTACGTCACCATCAATGACGACCGTGTTCGTCCTAATCATGCCACCGAGCATGGAGTCAAGCGGCCGAAAGACGATCCCTATTGGAATACGTATTGGCCGCCGAACGGGATCAACTGTCGATGCACGACGCTTGAAGTGTTCCACACTGACAAGCCGAAGGCAACCCCATTGACAGACATCAAAGACATTGATGGAGTGTCGGTGCTCAGGCTTCCAGATGAGGGTTGGGGATTCAACGCTGGACAGATGTTGCATCCTCTTCCTCCTGCTCCAACAGGACCAGGCAAACCGAAAGGACCGCGATCGTGAATGCAGCTCGGCGTCCAACGTTCGCCAAGACTGCTCTCTGATAAGAAATTTGAAGACTTGCCAATACGAGGTACGTCATGGAGATCCTGATAACGGGCTCAATGCGGAAGACTGACATCCCCACGATGGAAGATTACAAGGGGAAGACGAACAGCGAGTACATCGTATTGGATGAAGTTCGCTATTCGCCGAACACGCTTCGCTTCGAGTACTTCCGGGGCGAGCATATCGCGGATCACTTGTTCACTGGAGCGTTGGTCTTCACGGTCAGTCAATGGCCAGATCTGGAAGCCGTCGACTTCAGTGAGATGCCCGGACTAGGTGTCTTACCTGAGGAGATAGACAATGGCTCACACGGCGATTCTGACTGAAGGGATCAACGCTGCTGGAGTGATTGTCACCAAGTCGTTTGCCTACACGGGTGAAGGCTTGGAGGCAGTCAACGTTGATGTCCCTGACTCCACTACTGACAAGCAAGTCCTTGTCAACATTGATGTGTCTGCACTCCAAGTGCTCTACATCAACTCGACGCAGGACATACTCATAGAGTGGAATGACAACGCTGGATCTCAAGGATCCATCAACCTCAAGGCGAACAAGCCTTGTATCTGGTGGGCGGATGCGTATCACAGCAATCCGCTCGGGGCTGTCGACGTCACATCGCTCTACCTGACCAACGCGTCTGGAGCGGCCGCGACGTTCAACTTCTTGGCACTCGAGGACGTTACTCCATAAGGTGGACTGATGCCGTTTCCAAATGAGCACGCTGCAAGGAAAGTCGACCCTAAGAAGTTCGTGAGTTTCTCTCGTCAAGAGAGGAAGCACAAGGGGAAGACCTATACTGTCATCCTGGGTCGCAAGGCAGATGGTAAGAGCGAGGAGCAATCCTATCGCTATCCAAAAGCGAAATGGACTGCTGCTGAAGCTCGTCGTCATGCAAAGAACCATGGGTGTAAAGGATTCGAGCGAGCGGTCGCTGCATCGTTCTCTCGCTGCATCGTGCTCAATGAGGAACCAAGTGACTGTATCCCAGTCAGTGGCATCACCATGGATTCAGGTGACGCCGGCGAATTCCCAACCCAAGAGTTCGTCAAAGATGTCATCTATCCGGAGACGTTCATCCACAAGAAGAAAGGCTGGACGCTTCCAGTCGATGATTCTCGCATGGAAACCTGGGTCTTGGCTTTCGGTGAAATGCAAGATCGCGGAGTCGCCGTCCCCGTTGTCAAGGATCACAATGTTTCCGCGGACACAACTCTTGGATACGTTCAAGGCTTGTTCCGCCAGAACGGTCGTTTGAAGGTTCGCTTCCAAGCCCGAGGTGCAAACAGTATTGAGCTCGCTCAACGAGTTCAGTATGTGAGCATCGGGTTGGAACGAGACTTCGAAGACGGGAAAGGTAATCACTACGGTGAGGCGATCACGCACATCGGCGTGACTCCCGTTCCTGTGGTTCCTGATCAAGAAGGCATGATGAAGACTGCTGCGTCGCGTGGCCACGACAAGCAAGACGTGCCTCTGTTTCGTTGTTTGGCCACGGAGGAACCTACAATGGACTTCTCGAAATTGGCGAAACTCCTTGGCAGCGAAGCAGAGCTGACTGAGGACAACGCTTTGGAGGCCATCGAAACAAAGCTGAAGGAGCTAACCTATGGCCATGAGACGAAGGTCGGCGATCTAACCAAGACCGTCGACGCTTTGAAAGCCGAGCTCGCTGAGCTCAAGAAGGAAGACAATCCGGATGAGGCTGTCCTCGAAGACGCGGCTGAAACTGTCGCGGAAGAAGTCGAGGCCGTCGCGGCGAGTCTTGGACTGAAACCCGCGGATGCCAAAGAGCTGACACTTGCGTTGACCGGTCCTGCCGAGTCGCGAAACGTGTTCATGCTGAGCCGGCAAAGTGAGCCTGATGGAAACGGTCGCCGTCCAATCCGGGCGAAGGCCGTCTTGTCGGTGCTCAAAAAGATCGACCCGAAAGAGTTGATCAAGGTCGGCGAGCAAACTCGTGGCCAGTCGTTCGAGCTTTCTCGTCAGAACGAAGGTGACAAGAACGCGACTGGCGAGGACATCAACGCCAGAGCGGCCGAGGCATA